CGTCGATCGGCACATACCAGATCGACCACTTCGTCTTCCCGGTGTTGTTCGCCGCCGTATTCAGCCCGATCACGCCCGCGCCCACCGCCACCGGTTTCGCCGGCAGCGCCAGCGCGCCCGCGTTCCCGATCTGCAGCGCATCCGAGAGCGTCCCCGTGATCGACAGCTTGGAGCCGACTTCCTTGTTTGCGATGCTGGCCGCCGCGCACAGGTCCACTGCCGTGCCTACCGTCGGGGTGCTGATCAGTTTCGTGTTGCACGCCTGGTTCTGGATCGCCTCGGTCACCTCTCCGAGGATTGCCACGATCGCCACCCGGCCGCCGACCACGTTGAACAGGTTGCCCGTTGCCGTTTGCGGCAAATTCTCCGCCGGCCGGTCCACCCGCATCCCCAGCCGCACATCGGCGAGCGCCGCCTGCTGGCTTGGTACATAGTTACCCATCCCAACCTCCTCGCAGGGGCAGCCCGCGCGGGCCGCCCCTGTCACTCAGTCGCTCAGTCGACGATCACCGACGGCAGGCTCGCGCCCTGCCACTTCGGGATGCCCACGAACAGGATCGTGCAGGTATTGCCTGCGTTCCCGCCCGCGTCCGCCAGGTAGACGCAGTCGTACCCGTTCGCCAGGTCCAGCGTCGCCGGGTCCACCCCCAGGATCGCCAGCACCCCGTTTTGCGTCGCCGGGTCGATTGTGATCGAGTACGCCGGCGTCTGCTTCACCAGCGTGTCCGAGCTCGCCCCCTGGTCCGCATCCAGGTAGTACTGCTGCGCGGCAGTCAGGGCCTTGTTCGTGCCGGCCGCCACGTCCGTCGCCTGGTACAGGCTCAGCGTCAGGTCCGTGTCGTTCGCTCCGTTGTGGAGAATCACGAACCAGCCGTAGAGCAGGTTCTTCATACTGACCACGTCGCAGGCCACCCCATTGGCCGCCCCGGCGTAGCAGTTGACGATCTTCGCTTGCTCAGGCAGATTGAACCGCATCACCCACCCCCTCACGCCCGGGTCGCCAAGGCGACGTAGGGCGACTGTGCGTTCGAGCCCTTGTAGGGCGTGATCGAGCTCTTCCACTTCGGCGCACCGTTGATGCGCGTGATCCAGCGGAACGTCCGCTCGCCGTAGATGAACCGCACGTGGATCGACTGCTGGGCATCGATGCCGCCCTTGGTGATCAGCGCGTACTCGCCGAGGTTGACCAGCATGAGATCGCCCACCGTCCCCAGCGTCTCGCACTGCTCACAGGCCAACGCCGGACGGCCCTTGATCCGTAGCACGCCGTCCGGCCCGTAGGTCACGAACCGCGGCTCCACCGCCCCCAGCCCGGCCGGAATCGTCAGCTCGTCGAGCTGCGGCTCCACATCCTGGTTGTACAGCCAGACCGCGCCCCCGCGCAGCCGGGCCGGCATCCGCACCCACATGTTGCTGATGTTCTTCATCAGCACACTGGTGGCCGTCTGCCCCGCTTCCTTCGCCACCGTCACCAGCGCCGGCGCGTTTAGCACGCCCAGCGCCTCGCCCGCGCCGCTGCCCCGGATGATCTCGTCGTCGACCTTGAACGCGAATTCGCTCGTAAACGCACGGGTGAAAATCGCCTCCATCGCCGTCGCATCCTGCAGCAGCCGGTCCGTGCCGTACGCCAAACCCATCAGGTCCTCGAGGCGCAGGTCGAACTTGTCGAGGCTCGGCTTCGTCGCGGCCACCGTCTCCGCTTCCGCCCGCCGGTACACCCGCACGCCGCCCCAGCGGCTGCCGTGCGCTCGGCTCGTCTCCGCAATGTACGGTGCTTCCAGCCCGTCGCTGTTCGCCCCGATCGGCACCGAGTCGCACAGCGGCGCCAGCTGGGCCGCTTCGATCGCCCGGTTCAGCAGCATCGTGCTGTAGTCCGTCTGGACCAGGAACCCGCCGTCCGAGGGCACCCCCGTCGACGCCCCGCTGGCCGCCGCCTGGTACAGCCGCGGGTCAACCTGCCCGCCCGGCGTCCCCGCGTGCGCCACCGCCTGCAGAAACTCGCCAAAGCTGGCCCACGGCCGCTCTGCGCTCAGGTCCCGCATCCCCGTGATCTGCGACGCCGGCGCGCTCCGGTCGGTCGCCCGCTGCGCCTCCAACAGGCTCAGCGACTCCTCGACCTGCGCCAGCTCCTCGCCGATCGCCTTCACGCGCGCCCGTTCCTCCTCGGTCAGGGCCCGCCCCTCCGCCTCGATCTTGTCAGCGATGCCCTTGCGCTCCGCCTCCAGATCGAGCTTCCTCTGCTTCAACACCAGGTACTGCTTAGCCATCTCCAGGCTCCTCTGCTCTCACACTATTCGTAGCCGTTAGAGCCACCATCGGGTGACCCTCCTGTGTCAGCGTGACGGCGTCGACGGACCCGTCACGGGATGCCCTTAGAACTGCACGCCAAGCCGGATCGCGTCCGCCTGCTGCTGGCCCCGCTCCCGCTGGGCCAGCCTCGCCAGCTTGTCCGCCCGTGCCAGCGCATCGTCGAACGTCCCGATGCCGTCCACCATGCCCACGGCCTTCGCCGCCCTGGCCAGCACCGTCCGGCCCTCGCCGAAATCGTTGCGCACCACCTCGGTCGCCACGCCCCGGCCCCGCGCCACCGCGGTCACGAACATCCGGTAGTACTCGTCCACGTCCGCCTGGAAGTGGTCGCGCGCCTCCGTGCTCAGCGGCTCCGCGTCGTTGCCCTCCGTCTTGTAGCGCCCCGCGTAGATGTAGCTCACCTTCAGCCCTTCGTTCTCGTAGTACTTGCTCGCATCCACGTGCGCCATGTACACCCCGATGCTGCCCACGCAGCCCGAGGGCGTCACCCACACCTCGTTCGCCGCGCTCGCCAGGTAGTACGCCGCCGAGGCCGCCAGACTGTTGGCAATCGCTACCATCGGCTTCGTGTTCCGATAGCTCAGAATCTCCGCGGCCAGTTCATCCACCCCGTACACGCTGCCGCCCGGCGAGTCGATGTCGAACACCACACTGCTCACCTGCGCGTCCGCCATCGCCTGGCGTAGCGCCTTGCGGATGCCATCCACCGACACCCCACCCGAGTAGTCCGCCATCAGCCCCGCGTGCTGGTGGATCGTCCCGTAGATCGGGATCACCGCCACCGTCGCCGCCTGCTGGAGCTCACCCGAGCGCCGGCCGTTCGTCGCCGCCGCAATCTCCTCAGCTGAGACCATCCGCCCGGCAGCCCGAACCGCCAGGAACGCCTCGATTGCCGCCAGTTTCTCCGGCATAATCGCCCACGGGTGATTCAACACCGCCTGAATAATGCGCTCATACATCGCTCACCCCCGCGCCGGCTGATCAGCCAACGCCAGCTGGACCAGTAGCCCCACATCATCGGAAAACGCATCCTGCTCCGGCCAGGCCGGTCCCTCGTCGTAGGCCAGCAGCGCCCGATGACCGGCGTACTGCGTCGCAGTTTGCGCCGCAATGCGCAGCACCTGGCTCACAAACTGCTCATGGTCGGCGTAGAACTCCGCGACCGCCGCCCGCCACTCGCCATCGTTCGTCGCCCGTCGGGCTGCCCTGGCCAGCGCGGCCTGCTCTTTCCGTAGGATGCGCGCCGCCGCCTCCTGGAGCAGCAGCCGGTAGTGCTCCGCAGCGTTCCCATTTTGGAAACTCTCAGCTTCGTCGTTCCCATTCTGGGAACCATCCGGCTTTTCCGGAGCGTTCGTCTCGCCGGCAGGTTCCGCCGGTTCCTGCAGCGCCCGCTCCACCGGCATAATGTTCGCCGGCATCCAGAACGTCTGCCCTTGCCCGTCCGGCAGTGGGTTCATATCCTCGAACGCCCGCACATCGTCCGGACACAGGATGCTGTTTTGCAGGCCGATCTGGTACGCCTCATACCGGCTCTTCTGGTCGCCCCGTGCCAGCGCATTCACGTTGAAGGCCGCGTAGTAGCGCTCGCTCGCCAAAATCAGATCCCGGCTGATCGCCTGCTCCCAACGCCGCACCCAGGGCAGCAGCGTAAACTGCACGAACGCCAGGCTCAGTTGCTCGATCCCCGTGCCCCAGCTCGTGCTCTTGCTTGTCTCCTGAATCATGTGTAGCGGCACCCGGAACCAGCGTGCAATGTCGACGACCTGAAACTCCCGCGTCTGCAGAAACTGCGCATCCTCATTCGTCAGCCCCAGGATGTGCGCCTTCGCCCCCTCCTCCAGGATGCCCGGCTTATGCGCGTTCTGCCACCCCGCGTACGTGTCCAACCAGCTCTGCTTCAGGTTCTGCAGCGCCTTGTCACCCATGCGCCCGGGATGCTCGATCACCAGCGGAGGCGTCGCATTCTGCGAGAAAAAGGTTGCCCCGTGCCGCTCCGTCGCCAGCGCCAGGCCGATGCTCTCCCGCGCATAGGTGATCACCGACACGCCAGAAACCCCATCCAGCGACAGCCCGCGCAGGTGAAACACCTCGCCGTCCAGCAGCGTGCGCGGCTGTTGGCCCGGCCCCTGGTCCGCCACCTGGTAGCGCAGGCGGCCGCTCGCCAGCTTTTCAACAGTGACCACGTCGGGGTGCAGCGGAACGAGCTGGTCCACCAGCCCGCGCGCCCCCGGCCTGATCTCCGCGTACGCGTTACCCCGCAGCAGCACGTGCATCGTCATCTGCTCGACGAACTCGAACGCCGTCTGCCAGTCATTCGGCGCGTGCCGCAGCAGGTACGCCAGCGGATGATTATCCGCCCGGTCCCGGCCGCCGTCGCCCCGCTTCTGATACACAAACAGCGGCAGCGTCGCCATACTCTCGCTGATCAGCCGCACGCAGCCCCACACCGTCGAGACCCGCAGCGCCGCGTCCGGCGTCACCAGCACGCCCGCCAGCGCCGGCCCGCCCGGTTCCAACCGCTCATAATAGCGATCGTCGAACGGGTTCAGCCCCTCCCCTCGTGGTCGCAGCAAGTTGCTCAGCCAGCCCACGCTCACGCCCCCTTCAGGTGCGGCCACGGATCACACCAATCGCGGTACCCCGGATTGCGCGCCGCCCGCCCGCCCCGATACAGCCACTTGATGCCAAAATGCAGGTGCGGCCCCGTCGAATTGCCTGTCGAGCCCATGCCCCCGATCACCTGCCCCGCCGCCACCCGCTGCCCATGCACCACCGCCCGGCTGTCCAGGTGCGCGTAAATCGTCTTGTACTGCGCCTGGTTGTTGATCGCCGGCGCCCACACTTCCACCGTCCGGCCATAGCCCGGATCGTCATACACCCAGGCCGTCCCGTCATGCGCCGCCACAATCGGCGTGCCCGGCTGCCCCGCCAGGTCAATCCCGTTGTGATGGATCAGCCCGTAGCGGCTGTAATCCGCCTTGTCCTCGCCAAAGAACTGCGTAATCGTCCACGGCCCCCGCACCGGCCACACCAGGAACGGCCCCGGCCCCGTCGCGACCACCACCGGCGGCTTCTCCGGCTCAACCGGCTTCGTCGCCTCACTCGCCTCCGCCAGGCGGAACACCAGCCGCAGCGGCCCCCGGTGGTCCGTCCCCGCCAGCATCCCCACCCTGGCCAGCACATCACTCTCGTACTCGTGGTGCAGCAGCCACAGGCTGTGCGGCCCGCCCACGCGCAAATCCGTGATGTACGCCCCGAGTCCGAGCCCAAAGCCCGTCTGCCCGTTGCCATCCGTCCACTGCACATCCGCCCGGCCGGCATAGCGCGTCTTGAACGCCTTCGCCGCGTCCCCCGTCAGATCGTGCGGCGCATCCGGCCACGCGAACGCCACCGCCACATCCCGCAGCGGTTTGCCCGCCCCGTCGTACACCTCCACCACCGCGGCCGCCGGGCCCTCCGTAATCCGCACCTCGGCGAGGGCCAGCCGTTTCGCCTGCGGCGACGCCGGCACAAACTCCGTGCCGTAATTCGTCTTCAGCCAGGCCGCATCATGCGTCCCGGCCCCATCGCTCACCTTCAGCTCGGCCACCTTACCTCCCGTGTCCGGCTTCACCGGCTCGTCGCCCGCACCCCGCTGCCGCTCAAAAAACGTCGCCAGCCCCTCCGCCACCGGGCCTGCAATATCGTACGTGCCCCACGGCGCGTTATGCCCCAGCGTAAACACCGCGTGCCCCAGCACCCGGCCCCGGAACTGCTCCAGGTACTTGCTCATCTCCGTCAGCTGGCGGACATATTCCCCCGCGTCCAGCCGCCCCTGCCAGCCCACAAACCCCGGCTCCAGGACGTGCCCATCCAGCCCATACTCCCCATCCACAAACCGCACATCCTGATAGCGGCTCGGCAGCCGTGGCAGCACCTGCTGTTCCAGCCGGTTAATCATCCAGGCGCTCCCGCCCTTCTCCACCGGCCCCCACAGCGACGGGCTGTTGCGCTCCCAGCCGTACTGATGCGTCAGCACCACATGCCCATCCGCTGCACACAAATCCAGCGCGGGATACGTCGCCCGCCAATACGCCAGCCGGTCATGGCCCGGCAGATCAGGATTCCCCACCGAAAAGCCGAACATCGCCAGCAAATAAGCGTGCCGCGCCGCCAGCCGTGCCCGCGCACACTCAAACTCAACCAGGCGCTGGAACTCCTCCCAATCCTGCTGGCACACCTCATTCGCGATCTGCCAATAATCCACCAGCCCGCGCGCCGGGTGCCGCAGCACCAGGTCATCCGCCCAGGCCGCCGCGCCCAGCGGGTCCGCCAGGATGCGCCCCCGCACCTCCGCGTCTTCCCGCCAAATCCGCCCCACCACCACCGCACCGGGCACCGCCTGGCGAAACGCCCGCACATCGTCCGCGTCCGGGTCCAGGATCAGCGCGCCCCCCGGCTGCCAGCGCCGCAGCACCGCCAGGTGCGGACTACACCCCCCGCCCCCGATGTGCGGCCACAAAATCGCCCCGGTCATCTCCGCCCCTTCCGGCCGGCCCCGGCCGCCGAGCTCACCCCCGCGGCCACCAGCAGCACCCCGAGCACCGTGCACGCCACCGCCCAGCCGAACCAGCCCACCAGCCCGGCCGCCAGCAGCAGCACCCCCGCCAGGATCACCAACAATTCCGGTGCGATCCTCATCACCGCTTCCCCTGTTTCGACTTCCGTCGGACACTACGCCGCTTCGTCACCTTCGAGTTGTCTTGCTTGACATGAGTCACTTGTGACACACCCACCCGGCTAGAGCCTCCGTAGCTGAACCCACCCTAAGAGTGCTAATCCTCGCCCCAGCGGCACTCCGCGCAGCGCAGCGCCCGTGCTTCCCTGCACTCCGCACAGTCCCGCGGGCCCTTGGCGGCCGCCACGGTCACCTCCGCCTCACCCGCCAGGTCATTGACGCACTTCGTCGCCGCATCCACGCACGCCGCCTGTACCCGAGCCCGCACGGCCTCCCAACTCAGCCCGTGCCGCTCCATCGCCCGGAACAACTGCTCCCGCCGGTGCAAGTCCGCTTTTACATCGATAGAAAACAGTTTGTACTGCTTTCCGGTCACGGCTACGCCTCCGGCCCGAGCACCCCGATCTCCAGGCCCTCTTCCAGGACGGCAACGTGCGTGCCCGCCGGCAATACTTCCCTGAGTTTTTCGCTGAGCCGCTGGGCTGCCACTGCCGACAGCCTTGCCGGATGCTTCAGCACCAGCAGGTCGCCCGGCTTCAGCTCCACCCGCTAGCGTCTGACAGCTTGGTGAGAACCAAATCCGTTCTAAGTGCCGGTTGCCCGTCTTATCGCCGTTGCTCGACTTGTAACTCGCTCCCGCCGTCCACGCGATCTTCCGCCACCCATCCGGCATTTCGTGTTCATCCTCGTACCCGCACAGCGCAATCCGCAGCCTCGGATCATCGCCGTGCTCAATGGCCCATGACCCCACCGCCGCCGAGACATCCGTCTCATGGTTGTAAAGCGTCATGTCCCGCCCGGTGTCCGCGGCATAGGGCGGATCGAGAAAGACCCCGACCGTCCCGCCGTAGCTCAGCGCACCCTTTGTAACCACCCGCTGCCAGTCCCCGCAGCACACCCGGACCCTGCGCAGCCGTTGCGCCAGCGCCCGCAGATAGCCGTAAATAGGAGCGTTGATCCCCTGCCCGGCGTTCCCCAGGTGCGGCAGTTGGCGGTTGATCCCCTCCCCGGTCCCCAGGTGCGGCCGTTGGCGGTTGATCCCCTGCC